CAAGACTGAACAATGGATTAAGGGGCAAAATCGACGCGGTTCAAAATTACGTGATTTGTTGCCAACATTATCACAATATCGAAGAATGTCACCAACAATGCGGCGAAAATATACTAACATTATGCAAAATTGGAAAAGTAATAGCCCTTCACGTAAAGGCAAGGCATTGGATCAAATGCAAAAATACTTTTACAGCATTCCAGGACGGACAAACATTCAGCAAGTATTGGGTGGACGAATGATTTCAAATCTTGAAAGTCTGTACCAAAACGAGCAAGAAAAATACGCCTATGAAATTGAAGAAGCGCCAGGAAATATTTATCGACAAGGCAAGCCGGGTGCTGGATTCGGATTTATGCGACTAGACCATTTGCAGCACGATAAAAAAGGACATGTTGTGGGTGAAAAAACGGCCAAGCTAGTTGGTAAATTGGTGCAGTTTAGAAAAATGAAACGTAGTGAATTAACGGTTGATAATTATGAGTTACGTGATTATCTAGAAGGTGTTGAATTTTACGATAATGGTGATGAACAAGTAGCGGTAGCACGGTATGGAAACGGTAAAGGTCGGTTTATCGACGTGTATAATAAATCAACTGAATCAACCGAAACAATCGAGCAAGACTTAACAAGAAAAGGGTACCCACGAGAAAAAATAGACTGGGACAATCCTAAGTTGCGACGACGAGATGATATAACGGGTTGGGGATAAAAATGGGCAAAAGCAAAAAAGTAAATCAAAAGCCATTAATATTTGCCGCGGATAGTGAGGCGCAAACGGCATGGAATGATAGCGAGCTAAGTGATGAAATTGAGTTAGGATTGAAAAAGCGGGCTAACGAAATCAAGCACGAATTGCTATACCAACCTAGCGCAAAGTTAAAAATTGAGTTAAAGCGGCTGGAAAAAACAATTACTGCCAAAAGCACTGGTCTGTGTAATGAAATGAATACTTATCTGTTAGGGTACTGTGAAATTGGCACTGGGAAGCGAGCAGCCAATTGGTACCAAAAACGCGTTAATGAGTACGGGGTTGAAGCAGCCCAAAATCTTTGGACGGACCAGTATGTCAGATATTGGTATAAACCAGAACCAAAGGACGAACCATGGCAAGCAATGTTGAATGATATGGTGAAAAAGTACCGGGATAAAATTGGGGACGGTAAACGGTGGTATGCAGTAATTTATTTTCATAATCTGGACTACGACGCTCAAAACCTGCTGCAACATATCGTGGAGCAGGATTTTGAAAAACCATTTAGTGATGTAAGTGTTTTGCATAACGGCAGCTTATATAGTTTGTCATTCATGTATGACGGCTGCCATTTTGAGTTACGCGACAGCATGAAAATTTATAATCAATCACTGGCAAAACTGGGGACTAACGTTGGGTGGCCAAAAAAGACGGAAGACGCGACCTACCGTTGGGTCGATCTAGAAACCGAGCAAGACGTAGTACAGCATGAACTATACTATTTTAAGCACGACATTGCCGTGTTAGCGGCGATCATGCGGAAGCATCTGGAAAAGTTTCCCGGCAAGTTACGTTTAACGGCAGCTGGGTATGCTGAAGCGGATTTAAAAGCGACGGTTAAACAAGACGACGAAAAGTTTAATACACAACACTATCGAGCCTTATTTGAAGCAAAGTATACCGACGAACAAGAACGTTATTTGCGGCATGCTTATTTTGGTGGTTTCGTCTACGCAAATTACAAACTCGTGAATCAAACGGTCAAACGTGGCTTAGTCGGTGACGTTAATTCGTTGTATCCTTCCGTAATGCTTAATCGTAATTACCCGAATTGGGATAGCTTGCGTAAATTGACGGAAACAGCATTTAAGCAATTGGATTTGCACGACTACAATACATTTGCGGTCGTGACAATCAAAATAAAAAAGCTGCGGTTGAATGCCGACGGTGTGCCCTGCTTTCCAAAAAAGTCAGCGTTTGGCATGTCACGGGAAATTTTTAGTGAACAAGACTTAGCCGACGACACAGTGATTTTAACGAATTTTGATTTGTACTGGATCATGCAAAATTACAAACTAGAATACGAGTATGTAACGGGGGTTATTGCGCGCAAGGCAATTAATCACCCGTTTACGTCATTCATTTTAAAACACAAGGCCGAGAAGGAACGAGCAGTGCAGGCTGGTAACAAAGTTGATAAAATGATTGCAAAAATCCATTTAAACTCAACGTATGGCAAGTTTGCCCAGCGAAAGATTACCACAAAAACCGTCTTAATGCGCAATAGTAACGGAACGATTGGGTTCACGGAAGAACCAGACCTAAACGCAAACCCGACTGATCATAATATTCTAATCGCAGTATTCATCACCGCGTTTGCGCGTGACGTATTACTAAGCATGATCGAAATTTTGAAGCACGAAGACAAAGCGACGTTCTATTACTGCGATACTGATTCGGTGCATTTTGGGTATACGGGGGAATTGGATATTATCAAAGACGACGAACGAATTTTTCAGGAGCTGCATATCCCGTTTGACCCGGCCGAATTCGGCAAATGGAAGCCGGAGCAGCATATGACGAAAGCCCGTTATCTGGGTAGCAAACGTTATTGGGAAGAGGACCCGACGTTAGGTGAAGCAATTATTAAAGGGGCTGGGATCCAAAAAGCCGGTAAGGCATATTTAGCTAACCTGGGAATTAGTGCATTCGCTTATCGTGAAGATAAAGCCTTGATCGTGCCATTTACCGTTTCAAAAAAGGTTCGAAACGGGGTGAAAATCTACAATTCAACGAAATTAATTGAACCAACACCAGCACAACGAAAAATGATAAAAAATCTTTGATTGATAGTTGACAATCAACAGTCAATAACATATAATATAATTGTAGCAAGGAAGGAAATAAGAAAAAAGCCTACCGAGCTAATAAGTTGTAATAGCATAGTATAGAATAAAATAATTTGGAGGTAATTATTATGCCATTAACTGTATACGAAAAGAACGGCGTTAAGGGTGGAATGAACGCAATCGTTATGGGTCACATTGATTTTAATGTTTTGAACGAGCCACGGACGCCAAAGGCCACGAAGTTAGTACCGGACCCTAAGCCAGAATACGTCGTAGCCTTGACTGACTTTAAGATTCAGGGCGACCTGGAACTAGTTAAGGCGTTGCAGGAAACGGCTTACGCAGACGGTCAAAAGATTAGCCTGCGTGATAAAAGCCCCTTCCCACCGGTAGTCTTCGGGGTTGACAACCGTAAGGCTACGGCACCAGAACTGATTGCCGAAGGCAAATGTGTCAAGGCGGGCACACTCGTGCAAGTTCATGTACAAACCTTTGATACACCGCTAAACGTCGGCTGCGGGTTTGACGCGTTGAAGTTTGCAACGACGTTGGAAGAAGTGCCAGTTGTTGATGCCGGTGGATCAGTTAGCGCCAGTGTGTTTGACGCTTTCAATGACAAGCAAACCGAACCGGTTGATTGGGAATAATGAGTGAACCCAAGCGGGCGGGCGTAACGCCTGCCCTTTTTTGATAAGGAGGACGAGAAATGCGATTAGATAAACTGGAACGCCGAATATACAAAACACGCCGCAACCGCTTAGGCAAAGATACTGACGAAAATTTGTATGGTGATAACTTTGGTCTAATGGAACAAGACTATTACCGTATTTACAATGATTATTTGACAAATTTAGTTTTAAACTTAATCACCTACGAAAATGCACCCGACACGTTAGACGAGCGGTTTTTGGAATTTAACTTACGTTACTACGGTTTCGCAAGGGTTGGCGGCCTCGATCAAGATAATGTGTTTGTGTTAGGGCAGAACCAAAACGGCGAATATGGGTTGAACGCTTTGGGATCCTTAATTGATCAATCAACGATACCTAACCCCTTTTCCGTTGACGACAAGACTAAAGAATTGCCTTATTTAACGCGTATGAATTACCGGGAGCATGAAGCGGGGTATGTAACGTTAACCAATAAATATAACTATTACCTGTCTGGGTTAATGAGTACCTTCACGGATATTCAATTGATCGATCGCGTCAGCAAGTCGTTAGCGAAGATTAAAGCCAGCGAAATGCGCAACGTTGACCTGATGAAACAGCAGTTTATTGGCTTGACGAAAAATAAGAACTTGACGGCTAACCAGGTTTACCAACAAATTCAAGAAGGCCAGTCTTTCATTGGAATTGATGAGGACCTGGGGGATATCACCAGGGTGTTAGACGTAACAGACTTTAACATTCATGACTATCTGGCTTCGCTCAAAACAGCATGGAATAACGAGGTTTCCGAGTTACTAACCATGTTAGGTATTAACACGGTTGGGGTCGATAAAAAAGAACGGCTGGTTTCAATGGAAGCCGAAGCTAACGCGCAGCTTACTGAAGCAAGCGCGAACGTGTACTTGCAAGCCCGCAATCAGCAACTGGAAATTTTGAACGAAGTGTTGGGTACTAAGATTGAAGCAACTTTCAACCAACAAGCATTTCAACAGTTAGTTAAATTACAAGACGCCGGCTTAAATACTGAAAACTTAGATCAAGAGGAGGACGATTAACATGATTAGCAAAGCAGCATACGAAATGAATAAATCTTACGCCCAAGCAATCAGCGAGGCGATTAACGATTACTACGAAGGTAGCGATTATAAGAATATTTCAGAAATGGTCAAAGCATTTAACGCAGTGGAACCAGACGCGCCAGTATCTGAAAGTACATTCCGCACGTGGCTGCATCATAAGTCGGTGCCTGACTTGTATTACGTAGTCCGCTTGGCAGAATTTATGGATATGGATCTGTATGATTTGATTTACAGCCGAAAGGAAGACGAATAAATGGCTAAATATACGATTGAGTTAGGATCCATGGTTTCGGCTCACGCCCACCTAATGTCGACACAAGGCGACGATAGGATTTTGAATATCAGCGACGGTAGCGGCTACGAAAAAACTTTTAACATGCCGGAGTTTGTTTGGTTATCACCCAACGAGGTAATCGAAAAGTATGCGAAATCGTTTATCGATCGGCATGTTGGCACGGGGTTACAAGAGAGTATTACCGATAATGAAGACATGAACGCGGCCATTTACGACCGGTTTTGCCAAACGTTGATTCGGCATTTCTGGGGTTATGAAATTGGGCAAGAAAACCCGTTATATTTCTTGACGTTGCTGCGCAGCTGCCTAGACATGTATCTGCCAATCTGGTATCAAGGTTATCAGAAACTTTTTATCGACAAGGCACAATGGATCACGAATGTTAACGACGGCACCAGCTTAACAGTTTCAAAGTCGGACGCAGCTGGTAACAGCAAGCAAGCATCAATCGCCGGAAACGCGGACACACCGCAAAACGAACTTGACTTTAAAATGAATACCGGGGATCCAACTGACGATTATAATTTCCATTATGCCAGTGACGTCAACGGCGCTAAGTCGACGGGCAGCACAACGAATAGCGCGAACGGGACGTCGAACACAACGACGCATAGCGAGGGCCGGAACGCGGTTATCACGGACTTACTGAACAAAATGTTGACTTACACGAACGGTATTTACTTTGATTTGTTTGATAAACTAAAGGCGGAAGGGCTGTTCATGTTTGTAAACTAACATAAACAACCGTTCATATTCGTAAACTAAGGAGGGCAATAAGATGTCAAAATATAACGAAATTGCAGAACTACTAATTGACGCCGGGTGTGATGCGGAAAACATTGAGGGGTTGGTTAAGAGCCTTTGCCAGGCAATGAATGGCAACGCGGTGCTGCCGGTTGGGATTGCGGTGGCGATTTACCTTAAAACCCTGGCGCAGAGGTTATGCGACGATAACGACGCAGGAATAAATCTGGCCGTGCTGCTGGACTTGACAGATGCTTACAACGTTGACATTCACAGCAAATAGAATTAATGGAGGTATGATTATGAACGATATTGAAAACATGTTGATTGAAAATGACTGTGACGCAGAAACGATTGCTACTATTGTCAATGACATTAAGACGGTAGCTGATGAACATTCAATTATGCAAGATAGCATTGCCATGGCAATCTTACTCAAAGTATTTGCAGGGATTGGCACCGACGATCGCGACGACCAGCTAAAGATGATTTTTGATATAGCCGACTGCTACGACATTAACATTCATTAAGTATCTGTGTTATAATAGAATTAACTGATTGGGACTAAGTGAGTACCGACGTGGGTTTCGACGGGTTAAACCGGCCGCGCGGTTGGGCTTGAAACGCCGCCCTTTTCCCAATTGGTGCCGGCGGCTGCTAGGTATTTACCTAGTGGCCGCTTTTTTGTATTTCCATGCTATAATGGAGGTAATCGAACAAGGAGGTTAATTTATATGAGCGACAACATTAACGATATTTTGCACCTAGACCCCAACGAGGTGGCAAAGTTTGACAAGATTATGAACGAAATCAACGGTTACATGGACTGGCATAAAAATCAGGAAACACCACCGACCATTGACGAACTCGATCAGTTTCACAAAACTTGGTTTTATAATAATTGGTCGGTTCGGTTCCGCCGGTTGGCGGCCTTTACCAACCTGGGAACTCGCGGCGTAATCGCAATTCCGAATACAACGTTTGAAGAGTGGTTATGGTGGTTTCACGAGTGGGCTGAAGCGCTGACTGACGATTATAACGAGTTTAAGAAAATGGTCTACGAGGCCCTCTTAATGATTCAAAAGCACTTGGAAGCAATCGACAAAGTGCTGCAAAATCACGAGCAACGGATCACGAAGATTGAGAACGACATTAAGCAAATCAAGCAGGAAATCAAGCAATTGGGCGACGAAATTACCAATGTTAAAAAAGATATTAGTAATATCCATAATCAAATCACTAATATCCAGCAACAATTAGGTAGTAACAACGACGCCTTGCAAAAGATTCTGCAACAGCTAAAGCAGATTGGCGTTTGGAATCAGACCGGCGGCACAATTTTTGAAGGTCAATTCGCGCCTGGAATGGGCATTGCCGGTGGTAACATTAATGTGTTTGGTGGTACGCAAGACGGTGGTTCCTGGATTCGGACTAATAACGGCCAGACGGAAAACGACATCACCGCCGGCATTTAAGGGGGTATATTGCATGAGTTTACTATTAATTAGAGGTCGCTTTGATTCATCAGGCGTTTATAGCGCCAAGCAGGAACAAGGTGTACCGGCATGGCGGACCGGCGACGGTGGAATTAACAACAAGGCGAATTGGTGGGGCGGCCCGAACACGGACGAAAACGAAGCCTTTTACTGGTCGCTGGTCGGCAATCACGCTTATATTCAATACGGAAAAAACCAACGCGCGTGGGCGGGCTGCCGGGTGATTGACGAAAATTTGACTTGGACCAACGAACGCCAAAATCCAGACGGCAGTGTTGATTGTGACGTTACGGTTGATATTGGTGATTACTGGGGGCGAACAACGGATTACTTTCATGGATCAGTACCCGTCGTGCATACAGTTAAAGTCGGCAATCAAACGGTTACAACTTATTCCGGTGGGACCGGTGATGCTTTCCAAGTAGCGGCAAACCCTAGTCGTATTACAAAGCATTTAACTATAGCCCCACAAAGTTATAGTGATAGCATTCAGTTATACATGAATGTTCACTACCCGACGGGCATTTTTCCAGACGCCCACTTTGAAGCCGGTTTGACCCTTTACAACCCCACGCCACCCGCTTACATTCCAATGGCGACGCGCAAAAACGGGCAATGGCTTAACTTAAATGATCATAACGGGCACATTCTGATTCGGCACGGGAGCTGGCAAGACCGCAGCAAGGAGTTATTTACCAGCCAGCGTCAGGAAAATCAGGGTCACAACCGGATTCGCCGCGGTGGTACGTGGTTACAGTTGCCAAAAATGTAATTTGCAATTAATGTCGATTGATAGTAAAATAAAAGTAACGAAAGGAGTTAATAATAATGTTAAAAATGATTGACGTATATTCTGGCTCGCCGCGTAGTTTCGCGACCGACCCTGAAACTGACATTACCATGATTAAAGCAACGCAAGGCACTGGTTATGTCAACCCTTACTGTAATACTGACTGGGACGCCGCCAAAAACGCGGGCAAACTATTGGGCTTGTATCATTACGCTGGCGGCGGTGACGCCGTTCGTGAAGCGGACTATTTCATTAATAATATTAAAAATTACGTCGGCCAAGCCGTTTTAGCCCTGGACTGGGAAAAGGACCAAAATGCCGCTTGGGGCGTTAATAACTGGTGCCGCCGGTTCGTCGATCGCGTTCACGAGCTGACGGGCGTCTGGCCGCTGATTTACGTTTCGCAATCGGCGATTGATCAAGTTGCTAACTGTTCAAATACTTGCGGTTTGTGGGTCGCCCGGTATGCTTATAACCAACCGTTAAACTGGGACTACAAAGGCGCTAACTTCAGTGTCGCACCGTGGAGTACCTTCACCATTCATCAGTTTACGGGTACTGATATGGATCGCAACATGGTTAATACTGATCGCGAAGGCTGGTTACGCCTGGCGAAAGGTGACGGTGGCGCGGCCCCTTCCCCAGCACCTCAACCAACGCCAAAACCAGCACAAACCCCACAGCCAAGCTCGGCGCAGAACACCTGGAAAGATGAGCTTGGGGATACCTGGCACGCTGAAGACGGCAAGTTTACGAGTAACACGCCGTTACACCTGCGTTGGGGCGCGAGACCTTCAGCAAGTGTGATTGCGGTCCTGCCAGCGGGCAGTAAGGTTAAGTATGACGCCTGGTCGCGCGGTAGTCAGTTTGTTTACATTCGGCAGCCTCGTGGCAATGGTCAATTCGGCTACGTCGCGGTTCGTGATGCTAAGACTGGCGAAGCCTACGGCAAGTTTGAATAATGTATAATAGGAGGTAAGCGAAAATGTCACGAATCATTAGTTACGACGGTGACAAGTTTAAGTGTATTGATTGCGTTCCTGAATGGTCTGTTTATCACGATATTTACGTCGCTAAACACCCGCACGCTGACGTACACGGGCGACTATATCAAGCTATTAATACCAATTGGAACGGAGAAGGCATTATTAAACATCTGTACGCGTATTCGCAAAACCGCGGGTATTTACGAACTAACCTGCCGGTACGACCAGCAGATAAGCAGCGCTGTGTGTTAATTCATAGATTGGTATATTTGACATGGTGCAAGCAGCTGCCCCAAGGTTACCAAGACTTAGATATTAATCATATTGACGAAGACAAATACAATAATACCTTTTCGAACCTGGAGTTAATCGACCACGCCGCTAACTGTAATTACGGGGACCGCGGCAAGCGACAACTTGAAACCCTTATTAAAAATGGCAACACGTCACGGGTCGTTGCATTCGACACGAAGTCAATTCAAGAGTATCATTTTGATACGATTCGCGAATGCGCCAGAACGCTAAACTTAGACCGACGATCAATTTACCGCTGCCTAGCTGGCCATCAACGGCACCATCACGGTTTTCTCTTCTGCCGAGAAGACGGCCCTGTAACTAAATAACTTTGTTAAAGCGCCTTGCGGGGCGCTTTATGTTATAATAGGAACATAAAGTTAATTTTTAATTTTTCTTTTCTAGAAAGGAGAACTTAACCATGCAACAAAATGTACAACCTACGACTAACACGGTCGGCAACATTCGGGACCGTCGGACCTTATTCTCTGGTCAGGCGCAAACCCGTCAATATACTGACGCTGAAAAGCCGGTCATGTTTAAGAACCGCGATAACAAGCAACTGGGCCAAAACTGGGACGATCCTAAAATCGCCGGCATCTTGGCCCAAGATAACCAAAACTAAGGAGGTTTTAAAAATGGCAATTAATACCGAATTACTAGATTCCCTGGGTGATAGCACGCTCGTGCAAGCAATTGGCGCTTTGTACGACCTTGGCGAAGACGCGACGCCACTGTTAGCTGACCACCTGGAACAAATGACCGACGTGCAAGACCGGACGACGGCTTTGCTGAGCGCAACGAAAGACCTTTATGCTGCTTACAAGGAACAAGCGCAGGCGCTGCAAGCCCAAAAAGACGCCAATGTCAAATTGATGTACGACGCCACGCAACGCGGCCTGAAGACGGATAACGCAATCAAACGTGAAGAACAAGCCCAAAACGACCAGTTTGATTCGGAACTGGCGAACATTGAGCTTAGCACCGAAGACTAAGGAGGAATAACGATATGCCACAATCAAAACTTGCTAAGGCCACGACGGAAGCGCTGGGCCACCCCGTTACTGACGATCAGATTTTCAAGAATGCCCTTGATTCAATGGGCCCAGAAAACAATTTGCCAGGCTATCACGCCGGGGACAACTTTGTCCCTTACGGTCAGTCCTTCTTGAACAACCCGGAAACCTACTTTGATTACTTGAACACAATTGCCGTCAAGTACGGTCTTGTTTTCATCAAGCAATCGTTGGCGCAGAATCCTCTTTATAACTTTAAACGCGGTCAGATTCCTTATGGTGGTAAAATTGAATCCGTTGTTTTCGACACGATTTCCCCAAAGGTTTACCGACCAGACAAGATTACCGGTTCCGAAAGTCCCTTTGCGCAAAACTTTGGTCGCGTTGTCGGCAAGACCTACACCCAATGGTTCGACATTGAAAGCTCGAACACAATTGTCGACACCCAAGACACCATGTTCTTCCAAAACTTGCAACAATTCCACGATTTTGTCTATGGCAAGATTGCGCAACTGGTTAACGGGGCCGTTCTGGATGAGTTCTACCACACCAAGCTAACGTTGAGTAAGTCGTTGGCCGACGGTATGATCGCTAAGACCACTGTCGACAACGTTAAGGAATTGCAAAAGCAAATTCTGTACTACGCTCGCCGCTTCCAATACTTTAGTCGCGACAATAACTCAATGGGCATTAATCAGGCGACTCACGTTTCCGACATTGAAGTGCTGGTGCCACTGAAGACCTCGATCGACATTGACGTCGACTTTGTAGCTAATGCCTTCAACCCGGAACTATTCAAGGCAACGCAGGTCCACTTTACCGAAGTTGATGCTTTCCCAGACGTGTGGACTTACAACACTGATCACACGGTTACCAGCGACGACATTGACAAGGGCTATGTTGATGGCCGCGTTCACCCCGTTGGTTCTGTGATTAAGAAGGGCTCGATTGCAACCGCTAATGCAACGGACGCTGAACAGACGTTGATTGGTGATAAGGTTGGTGCGATCGTGCTTGACCGCGACGCTTTGCAACTCTGGGACGCCCTGCCGTTGACGCTTTCGACGATTAACAACCCGAAGAAGCGTTACACCAACATCTTCCTGAACCAAAAGACAGCCTTGATGTTCGTGCAAGCGCTGAACAGTCGGGCTATTATGCTGAAGTAAAAAGGCCGAAACAATGCTATAATAAAAGGGTAGGAAAAATAATTCCTATCCTTTTTTTAGTGCTAATTTAAGGAGGTTCTTATTATGCGAACGACACGAGCCGGTTTTACCGACGAAGATTTTTACGGGTCAAATGACACCGACGTGGTACACTTTCGGTATCTGCACAAACTATTGCGACAAGTACCAACAATAACGTTGAGCGACGTGCCCGACGGCAAGTTTACCCAATACGTTGACCACGAAGCCACCGCGTCAAAGTATGGTTCAAATACCTATAAGACGACGGTAACGACAATGAACTATGATCATACTGTTAGCGATCACGTGTTTAACCCGTACATTGACCCGCAGTTAGACAAGCATTACCAAGACGTTGTTAAGCCGCAAGTTGACCGGTTAGACAAGCGGATTGACGATTTAACCAAAGTGGTTAAGCAGCAAGGCGATGCCATTACGGCGTTGCAAAGTACCGTTCACGATCAAGGCGAGTCCATTACGGCGTTGCAAAGTACCGTTCACGATCAAGGCGAGTCCATTACGACTTTGCAGACACAGTACAGTGAACAAACCAAGCAATTGTCCGCCCTGGACAAACGGTTGGCTGCACTGGAACACCCAGAACCTACTAAGTAAGGAGGAAAAATTTTATGCGAATTGACGACAAACGCTTTTACCCTTCCAACTGGCAAGACTTTATTCATAAGGGCGCCATTACCGAATTGTTTAAGGCGGTCCCAGAAATTAACATTCCCGATCTTAATGCCAGCACGATTGACAAGGTGGAATACCAAAAAGACGCGAATGGCGAGTATCGTATGCTGGTCGACTATACTGATCAAGACGGCGTTAGCCATAACACAGTCTTAAATCCCGCGATTACGCAACGGGTGATTGCATTAGCTAATCAAGAAGTCGTTAAGCATTTCTTGTATACCCAAAACGGGCAGGATATTAATATCCAGACTATGAAATTTGTTGACGACAAATTGCGGCTGCAGCTGGTTGACGGCCAATCCATTGAATTAGACTTAAAACCGCTTGTGCCGCGAATTAACGTCATTGGCCCTGACGGTGAAATTCTGCAAAAGGATCTTAATTATCAGGTTGGCGACGATTCAATTATCTTTGTTGACCTGCACGGCAACGAAACCAAACTCGATTTTAAGAAGTTGGTCCACGTTGCTGACTACCAACAAGACCAACAAGCGATTGCCAAAAAGTTTACTGACTTTGACGATAAAAAGCTCGACAAAGACGAATTCGACCAGTTCAACCTGACCAACCAGGCGGCCCTGGATAAAAAGGAAGACAAAACCGATCACGCCAAAGACGTTGAACGCTTGCAGGGTGAAATTGTAACGAAGGCAGAAAAAGTCTACGTTGACGACCAATTCAAACTTTACGTGAAGTTGGTCGACTTTAACACCTTCAAGGAAAAGATTTTAGCTACCGTTGAAACCAAAGCGGATAAAACTAAAATGGCCGCCGAATTGGACAAGAAGGAAGACAAGACCGCCCACGCCCAAGACGTCGCCGACTTGCAGCAGCAAATCAATGACCGCACGACCCACGCGGAAACCGACGCGGCGTTAACTAAGACCGTCAAGCAAATCAAAGACTGGGCCGAACCGATTCATGCTGACTTGCAGCAGGCTTTAGGCACGAAAGTTAACACGGTGCTGTTTGAAGACCTTAAAAAACGCGTCGAAGACATTAATTCATTGAAAGTAAGCAAGGCCGATTATGAACGGGACAAGGCCGGGTTTGCCACGATCGAGCAACTGGGCGACTACGTGACCCGCCATTACTTGTCACAAAATCACTACACTAAGGCCGAAGTTGATGCCCTGCTATCTACGAAGGTTGGTCAGGCCGCGTTGGCCAACTTGCAAAAATTACTGCAAGAACAAATTGATACTAAGGCGAACGCCAGTGACGTTAAAGCCGATCACTACACCAAAGCCGAGGTTGACGCGTTGATTAAGACCGCGCAAACGACTAATAACCGGGTGTTCATGCCTTACACTGCGGAAGACGGTAATTGGCATGTCAAGTTGGTACAAATTAATTCTGACGGTTCCGTGACCGACGTCGTTAAACCTAACGATTCTTCAACTAACGTCACGGAATTGTAACAGTGTGGTATAATAGATTTGTAATAAAAATTTAGGAGGTTTCTCTAATGACATTACAATTAGATATTGATTTAGGTGTTAAGGCCCAAGGCCCCAAGGGTGATCGTGGCGAACAAGGTATTCAAGGGGTTCCGGGCAAAGGATTCTCGATTACTAAGACTTACGCAAGCGTTGACGCCATGAATGCCGACGTTGCCAACCTGGCTGAAGGTGATTTTGTTATGATCGCCTCTAACCCCGAAGACCCCAACAATGCAAAACTCTTTACTAAGCAAGGCGACGCAATGAAAGAAATTGCCGATCTTTCCGGTGCCCAAGGTATTCAAGGGCCACGCGGTGAGCAAGGTGTCAAGGGCGACGCCGGGGAACAAGGTCCACAAGGTATCCCAGGTGAAAAGGGTGCTACCGGTGAGCGTGGCCCACAAGGTGAAGCCGGTAAGATTTACAAGCCTTACGTGACCGAAGACGGGAACCTGCACGCTAAGTTAATCAACCCAGACGGCACTGATGTCGCTGAATAACGCAACGTTTTTTAAAGCGTCGCTTAACTAACTACTTGTTAGCGGCGACGCTTTTCTTTTTTAAGGAGGTCTAACACTCATGACTTTACCATTAAATTTATCTTTATTTACGCACGTTTTAAACAGCAAAACCGTAACGGGCGACCTGAACGAACTCACGACAAGCGGTTTTTACTACGTGCAACAACCGACTAACTCACCAACCACCGCGTGGGTCCACGCGATCGTTAACTCTAGCGACGACAAAAAACACGTGATCCAATTGGTGTTGCCTGACAACGGCAGCGAAGGTGCCTATTATCGCGACCGAACTACCGGTAGTTGGTCTTCCTGGAGCAAACTTGTCACCATGGATCAGGTCACTGCTGAAATAACACGCTTGTTAACAACGGCCGAGTTTTAAGGAGGTACTACAATGACTGAAAATCCAATTGTAAAAATGGCTGATAGCATTCGCGCCAAAACGGGGACCACCAATAAATTTACCCTTCCAGAAATGGCATTAATAATGAATGTTTCAAGTAATTTTCCCGACTTTTCCTCTACCGTTACGGTCAGCAAAAACGGGTCCAGTCAAGCCCTAAACACCACAATTTCAGTAAATGGTGGGGATACGATTGAATTCACGTTTAACTACACCGTCACTCATACCGATCTGCTTTGGAAATTAAGGAACAGCAACGCTAAATTACCATTTTCACTGCCGGTCATTAAGTATCAAGATAGCGATTGGACGAATAAAGCAACCGCGCAAACGATTCATATTTTAAGAGAAAACGGCAGCGAACTCATTGCGTCAATTAGCATTGCCGCCGGTGATACAAACTATTCATACGTTAATAAGTACATCTATCCACAGCTTACGGATTCAATTGCGGAATACTTGATGACCGGTCGGCCGATCATTGTTAAGTATGATAATGTCGGTTCTCATGATAATTTAAAAATGAGTACCGACGCTACCTTGCAACTATGGTTATACCAAAATTAGAGTTAACTGGCACTGGCCGGGCCGTTCTGGCCTGGCTTTTAATATATGGAGGTGTTTTGCATGAAACAGAAAAAATATATTGACGTTTCCCAGTTTCAGCAACCAGAGTACCCGGTAACCTTTATTATTGGGGCCCGTGGGGTTGGGAAGACGATCAGCTCATTATCACAGAAACTAAAAACTAACTGGAACAATCACACAATGTTCATCTACCTACGGCGATACCAAAGCGAAATTGAAACGGCCAGTTTTAACCTGGCACTCTTGTCAAAACTGGTTGGCCATACGGTTACGCGTGATTGGGCCACCGACAAGAACGGCAAGAAGGTGGATTGCCTGCTCGTTGACGGTACGGTCGTCTGCTATCTGCTGGCGTTATCGACGGCCGCCAAGTATAAATCGAATGATTACTCTGACGTTACCGAAATCATTTATGACGAATTTATCGACCCACGCGGCCGTGAGTTGAAAAACGAAACGAAACTTTTTTTGAATTTCGCCATGACGGTCTTTCGTGACTTCACTAAGTATCACGCCCTATTCTTGGCCAACGCGACGAACCTTTACAATTGCTACTTTTTAGATTTCATGATTATGCCGAAATACAAAATCACTAAATTCTCAAAACTTGGGATTAAAATTGTCATGTATCAAACGTCAGACGCCCTGAATTCTGAACACTACAATAGTATTCTGGGTAAGCAGGTCTTGCGTCTGGAGGGTGAAGATTCTTCCAGTTTGGCTAACCGTTTCGATAACGCCTTTGACGATTTCATTTCCAGCCTGGACAAATATGCCAAGTATCAAATGACCATTCACCTGGGCGGTGCGGCTTACGGCATTTACACCGACCTTGATTTTATTATCATTTCAACCAAGGTTGACCCCGCATATCCAGCCAAGTACGCCATGACTTACGACGACGCGTCTAACGACGTTCCAATAATTGACCCTATGCAGACGAATAACTTCATTGCGGCTTTCAAACGGGGGCAGTTACGGTTTACGGACGTTAAAAGCCGGTCAAAATGGATTAAATTCTTTAAGCACCCACGAATTACAGGAGGCGATTTATAATGTCAACCATGGTTGAACGCAAAAACTACGCCGCGCAGTGCCTATTGGCGCGCGGCTTAAACAAGACGACAATCATTGCGATTCTGTGTAACGGTTATCACGAAAGTGGCGGATCATTTTCCCCAACGCAGCATCAAATTGGTGGCAGCGCCTTTGGGATTTGGCAATGGGATCACAATCAACGCCAAGGTGAAATTATCAGCTACGCGCGCAGTCATTCAGAAAAAGATGCCATTAAGTGGCAATGTAATTTCCTTGTCGACAACCGGCCTAACCAATGGATTGCTCATGCCGGCATTTCTTGGAACGACTTTTTGCATAACACGGGTAATCGCGACTGGAAATGGCTGACCTGGGCGTTTTGTGTTTCCTGGGAACGCCCTGGGGTGCCGCTCATGCAAAGTCGGTACAACGCTTATAATAAAGTTATGCCAATCGACTGGGGCAATGGCGGCGGTGACGGTGGTTCTAATATTGGCGGCGATACAAAACCACCGGCGGCAACGAGAAAATACCCGACCATGAAGCAGTGTATGGCGCTCTATGACAAAATGCACCCGCACAACAATAAACCCGAAAACCCTGATAACAATAAGCCCAACCCCGGCGGTGGCGGCGCAGTTGGTGGTTTTGATAACAAACCCTGCCTAGCTTACTATAACGCCCACCACGGACACCTCTACTACTCAATGCCTGGCCGGGCCGGTGTGTATTCGGGTCGCAGTGCTGATTGCTCAAGTTTTGTCAGTTATATGCTGCACCTGGGTTATCACGACAACAACACGATCTTATATACAACGGAATCCTTACACGATCGCTTAAAAGGTCTTGGCTATCATTGCTGCGAAGAAGGCGCCGTTCGCGTGGCTCATCAACCATTTAAAACGGGCGACGTCATTATATTAGGACGGCGCGGCGGCAGCCTGGGTGGCGCTGGCCATACTGGGATTTGCTTGGATAGCCCAAAGATTTTCGATTGTAACTTTACTAGCAATGGCCTTAAAATATACGCGTCTGGCCAAGCCTTCCTTAACTGGAATTACGCTACAAACTATTGGTATCACTATACAAAATAAGGAGGTTATTCGTATGTCTGAAATTCCTTACATTGCAATTGACGACTACGTTAGCGACTTGAAAGCAAGCGACGACGCCGTTTTTACTGGCACCGGTTCACTGGTCGTTCCATTTACCATGATCGATATTTCTAGTGAATCTCACTTTTCACATTTAAAACCTAACGAACACGCCTTTGTGTCATGGCTGCCACTATACGACGACTATTACTGGTTATTTCAATGCCAAGGCGACCTCGTTTTTGATAAAGAGGAGGCTCACCCCGGGCACATTAATTTGTATGGTCAAGGCCAGACTTTAACGAGCAATGGTCCGTTTAGTTTCTTCTATTCAGCCGTTAAAAAGCCGTTTCGCGTTGATAAAATCTCAATGACCCGTCATGCCTGGCCCTTCACGTATGCCTCGCGGCAAGCCCGGACCGGCGATATTAATCACGTCAATCTGCTTGACATGCGCGATCAAGACGGTTTGGTGGCCATTGACGATCAGTTCGGTCAATACATGGACGACGTACAAACTGACGACTTGATTCGGTTGAACTTGGGTGAAATGTTGGGAGTTGACGGCTTATGACCAAAAACCTATTTGCTGACGTTTCCAGTCACCAACCCGAAACCCTTAACTACTTTCAACAATTAAAAAATGCTGGGTGTAAGGGAGTTGTGGTAAAATTAACAGAGGGGACTAACTACACAAACCCCAAGGCTAAAAATCAAATTGCGCATTCGAAGTCATTAGGTATGAAAGTTTCCGCGTATCACTTTGGCCGCTTTACATCAGTATCAGGCGCCCAAGCGGAAGCCAACTACTTTTTGCACAGCTTAAAAGCACACGGCGTTGGCACTGACGCCGTTGTCGTTAACGACTTTGAAACAACTCACGCCAGCGTCGCGGCGCTAAACGCGTTCTATGGCCCGTTAGAAGCAGCTGGGTACAAAAATATTTGCGTTTACTCAATGCGTTCATGGTTTACCGCCGGCTATTTTAACGGTGTGAGGGGTCTGAAGTGGGTGGCGGAATATGGGCGTTCCAATTGTTCTGTCAAATGCGACGCTTGGCAATACACCAGCACTGCAATGATTGCTGGCGTGGCGACTGACATGTCCTGGGACTACAATGGCTTGTTTACCACCGGTTCAGGTAGTACCACACATTCGCAAAGCAATAGCGATCGCGAAAATAATCACCAAAAAAATCAAACCGACGCCACGAAACTAGCTTATTGTTACAGTTTACAAAACTTGATTCTAATGCCGTTATACGACAAATGGCTGCATTAATGGAGGTTTTAACTTTGCTTACTTTAATTCGACAATCAACTGGCCAGCCGCTTTTTAGTTCTAATTCTATCTATGGTATCTTGGACCTGCTGTTGATGAATTGGGCTAATGATCAGGGTTTTCAACTTAGTTTCGATCAAGCCGCTGGCACGATCACTGTTAATGGCACGGTCTACTTGCTTGAATGGCACGACTTAGCCGGCAACCAACGAGGGGAGGTGATAATTGATGAATGAAATTAATTACTTTATTCTTGATGCTGACCATAACATTATTGATTCGGGACTAGAATTGGTTTACACGCTGCATCATTTTATTCGTGGACAGCAATTTGATACTCTTGGCATTGAACCCGCCGCGGCTGAATACGACTTAGAAATCCCCGCTACTGGCGCAACTGATGTCGAAAACGTTACGGTCGCTTACCCGGTGCATCAGCTTAAAAAAATTTATGTTGATGCAACCGCTTATTACCTTGCTTGCTACACCCTTGACCCCGGTTCCGATAAGGAGGTTTCCGAAAATGTCAATTGACCAATTTATTGCATTTACTGGTAACGGTCTAGACCAAACTAATGTCTTAATTACTTTCGCCTTGCTGGACACGGTGTTGGGCATTTCCCTGCATTTGCTCAATAAGCAACCGTTAATCTCGAATAAGTTCTTGTCTGGAATTACGCGCAACTTTGTTCCGGCCTTCTTGCCAGCGTTACTACAGTTTCTTGAAAATAGCCAACCCGGAACCCCGTTATGCTATGAATACGCTGAATTCTTTATCTTTGTCTGCGCGGGCTATTTCTTAGTTCAGAGTATCTTATGCAACCTGAATGGTTTAGGCACGCCATTACCAAGCTGGTTAACTAAATGGCTTACGAACGAATTAAAGGAAAAGGGGCTTAAATAATGACCAACCGACAACTTTCCACCATTACTTTATATGCCACCGTGCCGTTTGACGAAACATATAAACACGTTGTTAACTGGCAGAATAAAGACCAACTTGACAATTTTCTCAACTCATACCCGCATATCTCGGAGCAAACGTCGTATCAAAACTTAAACAAACCGATTCGGTGGGACACCATGAAAACTTACGAGCTGCACAGTCCACGCGGGAACGCCCCACAATTAACCGCCACGCTTAACGAGTTGACCTCGTTTAATTACATTAAAATTCATGACGTTGACCACAACGGCAACTGGCGCGACTACTACGCTTTTATTACTAATTTGGAGTATTATAACGACGGGTGTACCTTCATTTACTTTAGTATTGACAACTGGAACACCTATAAATTTAATGTTAACTGGCAGGACAGTCACGCCATGGTGCAACGGGGTTTCGTTAACGAAGTTAACAAGGCAGGGAACGATTTTTCCAACACCTTCAAAAAGGTCATGAATAACCCTGATGAAATTGGTGGCGACGGCTGCGGTTTCCTACGCGAAAGCGATTATATAGCTTTTCACCCTAAAATTGGTGATAAAACTTTTCGCTACGGTGACCCGAATGTCAAATTCGTGCTATTCACCTGCCAGCCTAAAGACGCCGCTACTGAAGCAGGGTCTTATCTGGGGTTATATTCACAATATCATTATTACTTTATTGCCTATAACCCAAGGACTATGAAACTCTACAACATTCAAGTTAAAGGCAAAACGATTTCCGCTCACAATGATACTTCGGTTAAGTCAGCATATCAGGCGTTAAGCAAAGTTAAAGAATTCGCCGGTAGCGATAGTTTAGTCGTTGACAGCGAACTTTATAACTACCTAGGCATTCCGTTCGAAATGAACGACACCACGATTAATTTCACTGACGGCAACGTCGCTCTATCCGAGTCCTCAACCTATTTGGTTAAATTGGATTCAACTGGGGCCGTTTTTCAAGCCGAAACTGGAAATTTTGCGTTTAGCCAAAACAATAAACTTACTCACGGTAGTAACATGTTTCAGCGGCTAGTTAATTTTTATCGCGACACATACGGCTTGATGTGCCCACTTAAACTAATGGGCGAACCCTTCTCAAAACTTTTCTTCACCGACGGCAAGGGCACTAATCTAAGTCTTGACCTGCTCAAATTCACTAATTTAGCAACCGACGGTATCACCGTTAAACGCTTTGGTTCAATCAGTGAAAATGGTCAAGAAACCTATTCGGTTAACCATTATAACCGTAGCTCAACCGCCGATCAAAACAACTACGTTACTTACGAAAACGCGCTTGCAATTGACAACGCCGCCCGTGACGTGCCAATCGTGCTTGATAACTACACCATGTATTTAAATGCCAACCGTAACCAACTAGCTAACGTTCGCGCTAACGCAAAAATGAATGAACGACTGGCTAAACAAGGCAATCTAATCTCACTGCAAAACACCAACCGATCATTAGCAACGTCACAAAACGTTAACGCCTATGAAAACGGCCGCCGAATGGGAATGGCTAAGTTTGACGCTGCTACCGGTGTCATTGGTGGCGCTGCCTCTGGTCTGATGCATGGCGGGTTAGTTGGTGGGCTGCTTGGCGGCGCCGGTGGCGCCATTCGTGGCGGCATCAACATGTATAAAACTGGGTATGCCAATGAAACCAGCGCTACGGCCCTAGCCATGAATAACGCTACCCAAGCGCAAAATGCCCGCGCTAACTACGCGTTCCAAAACGCTGTCGCCACAAATAATTACGAACAGACAATCCGTTCACAAAACGCGGTGCTGGCTGATGTTCGTAACCATAATGATCAAATCGCTCACCAGGGTAGTAACTACCTTGTTTCGTTCCAAGAAGGCAATTTCGGTATGCACTATCAATTATTTACATGCCAAGATTCAATCATGAAAAACGCCATGCTGTACTTTACTCTTTTTGGCTACGAGGTTAACCAATTCGGCCCAATCGAACCATGGTTCCACGTTAAGAATACGTACAATTACGTCAGAACCTCGAATTGTTTCTTATCCGGGTACCTGCCAACGTCAGCTACTAACACACTGGAATCCATGCTTGATAATGGGGTTACATTGTGGTCAACTGATCCTGAATCGCTTAGTCGTTTCGTCATTCGTGATCAAAAGTCAGATAACCTATTCAGCAGTAATAACCCGTTTGACTAACTTGCAAAATTTTGTTAAGTCTGCTACAATAAAAATAAGGTCAAGATTGCCTCACCTTGACCGGCTTTGATTTACACCATTTTGCTTTACCTTCCTGTAAATTTAAAACCACTAGCTTCCTGCTAGTGGTTTTTATTATTTGTGATATTCTTCAATTGCCGTTCCCAACGCTAATAATAACAACGCGCTTACCCAACCAAGTACGATCGCTAAAGACCCCTGGGCAAAGTTGATCCAGAATGCCCAACCAATACCGCCAATCGTTACTAGCAATGCGGCAATTGCTAAATAATATAATACATTTGACATTTTATTTATTCCTTTCCACATACTTGCGAATGCTTCTTACCGTTTGAAGTGCAAACATGAAAATCCATATTACGGCTACCCAGTTTGCTTTGATAAAATGATTTGTCATATACAAGTACACAAATCCGCCGCTTAACAGCGACCATACAATTGCTTTAATTGTTCCCATAATTCCCTCCTTGCTTGCTGCTGGCATTGTCAACCGTCTGATTATTTTCAGCTACCGTCGTTTGACTGCTGTAACTTTCGGTTATAGCTGATGATGAATTCGTCGTATTTGGTACATAATAACTATCATTATCGGTAGTATTATATTCTGGTTCCGAATCGTCAGAGTAAAATTCACCCATGTAATGATCATTATCTAATAATGGATCAGTTTCTGGCTGTGGGTTAAGGTGTTGTTTTTTATAATATTCTGCTTCCGCTGACCTCAAACCATTCTCGTCAACTGCCTTTTTGTATTCACCTCGTTTTTCATCTGACGGCGTGCTAATTGTAACACTGACTTTTGTATCTTTACCTTTATCTTTTTTTGCATCTGATTTTTTATGCTTTTTTGGTTTGCTGTTTGTTTGCGTTGTTACATTTTCATCTTTTACAACTGGATTAGATTGTTTCTGGCAAAAGGTTATGATTATTCCCGCCAAAAAAGTTATTGCAAGAATAATTACTATCTTCAGAATTTTTAACCCTTTGGCCCTTTTTGCCATGTGTTTGCTACGTCTCATTTTTCTGCAACTCCCTTGTAAATTTCTTTGTTTCGGTTTATCATTTTTGTT